TTGAAGCCCCTGCGGTGGAAGCTTCGCGCCCAACAGTTACAGCACCAATTTATGCCAAGCCACGTTTAGAGTTTACCAAGGCTAAGTACCTTGAAAACACTCTACGTGCAAAGTTCCTTGGCGATGAAGATGCAGCGATGTATGTTCGCGCTGCCGATAACGAAACAACTACTGCGCCTGGCATGGTTCCAACACGTCAGCTAACAGAGGTTATTAACCCATTATCAAATGCAGACCGCCCTTACGTTGATGCAATTTCAAGAGGCACACTACCTGATGCAGGTATGACATTTGAGATTCCAAAAATTACAGCAGTACCAACTGTTGACCAGATTGATGAGAATCAGGCAATTGCAGATTCACAATTAACCGCTTCATATCTCAGCGTATCTGTCAAGCCTTTCAAAGGTCGCGCAATTACTACTGTTGAGCTTATTGATCGTTCAAGCCCTGTTTTCTTTGATGAGCTTGTACGTCAAATGGAGTTTGCTTATGCAAAAGAAACTGATGGCTTTGTCCAACAGGGTCTTGCATCAGGTGGCGTTCTAAACGCAACTGCAACAACTGAAGACAAAGACGGATTGCTTACCTTTATCTCAACAGCAGCAGCAGCAATCTATAAGGGAACACTAGGCTTTGCACGTAATCTTGTCGTATCTCCAGAACAATGGGCAAAGATTATGTCTTACAATGATGGTGGCCGCCCAATTTACATTGCAGCTAACCCACAGAATGCTGGCGGAGCAATTTCACCAGATTCAGTACGTGGAACAGTTGCAGGTCTAAGCCTTTATGTAGACCGCTTAAACACCGGAACTGGTAATACTGGTCTAGGTGATTATTCAATGGTTGCAATCAATCCAGATGCGTATCAATGGTTTGAATCACCACGCTTCCAGCTACGCACTAACGTAAACAGCGATGGAACAATTGACTTGCTGTACTACGGATATGGTGCATTAGCTACCAAGGTTGGCGCTGGTGCAAACTGGTTCAACAAGTCCTGATCTAACTAACTAGATCGTAGAGTTACCCCGGCGCACAGCCCTTGCGCCGGGGCTAACATTAGAAAGGAAAGACAATGCCTGCAACATACGTAACTGAAGCGGAACTTCGTTCTGCCCTTGGCATTGGTGCTTTATACAGCTCAGCAGTAGTGGAAGAATGCTGCCAAGCAGCAGAAAACGTTGTAAAAAGCAAATTGTGGTTTAATACAGTTTCGGTAGTTGCTACAGAATTAACCAACAATTTAGCGACACTTTACACAAACGTACCGCATCAATTTAGCATCGGGCAGACAGTTACAGTTACGCACAGCGGTGCGACATTTAATGGATCACAAACGATAACCGATACAGGCTCATACACAATTACTTTTGCGCTAGTAGCAGCAGATCAAATTAAGTTTCAGTTACAACCTTTTGGGTCAGTTACAGGTGCAAACACATTTCATAATTACGCTACATTGCCTGAAGTTAACCTAGCTTCTCTTATGATTGCTGTTGACATTTGGCAGGCTCGCCAAGCTTCAAATGCTGGTGGCATCTCACCAGACTTTCAACCTTCGCCGTATCGCATGGGCAATACTCTAATGGCACGTGTTCGCGGTTTACTTGCGGATCACTTAGCGCCGGGCGGTCAAGTAGGATAATGTCAGCAATCTCTACCCTACGAGGAACAATCGCAACCGCGCTAACTGATGATACGGCGTGGCAGGTGTTTTCCTTCCCACCTGCCACACCGCTTGCTAATAGCATCGTGGTACAGCCTGGCGATCCCTATATTGAGCCAAGCAATGACCATTACAAAGCAATCAAGCCTAAGGTCAACTTTAAGCTTATAGTGTTAACCCCTATGTTTGATAACCAAGGCAACCTAATTAACATTGAAGATTATTACCTGAATATAGTAAATAAGCTGGAAGCATCATCAATTGCGTATACAATTGGTACTTTCAGCGCACCAGCGGTCTTAACCGGAACAGCAGGAGATCTGTTGTCCGGTGAAGTATCAATCAGCGTTCTATCCGATTGGAGCTAAAACATGGCTGATGTAGACAAAGAACGCGAGGCTTTCCTTGCCAAAATTGGCCAAGTAGAGCTAAGCGAAAAAGCACCAAAACCAACAACTAAGAAAGATGAGGAATAGCAATGGCTGTTTTTCTTAATAACAAAGTTGGTCTTAAGATTAACGCTGTTGATCTGAGCGACCACGTAACAAGCGTTACACTTAATCAGGCAGCAGATGAGCTTGAAGTTACCGCTATGGGCGATACAGCTCACAAGTTTGTAAAAGGCTTGGAATCTGGAACGCTAACTGTTTCATTCTTGAATGACACAGCATCAGCAAACGTAATGGCAACTCTTCGCGCAGCATTTGGCACAACTGTTGCCGTAAAAATGCTTCAGGAGAAACTAACTGCTGTCGGTGCAACCAATCCGCTTTACACCTTTGATATTTTGGTCAATAACCTGACCCCAATCAATGGTGGCGTTGGCGATATTGGAACACAGGACATCACCTTTACGCTAAACTCTGTTGTAACGATAGCCGACACCGGCACGTTCTAATTTAACAAAGGGGCAAAAATGGCAAGTCTTAAAGTTGTAAGGGCAGATGGCACGGAAAGTATCCACGAGATAACACCTGCTGTTGAATATGCTTTTGAGCAATATGCTAAGAAAGGCTTTTACAAAGCTTTCAGAGAAGATCAAAAGCAGAGCGATATTTATTGGCTTGCTTGGGAATGTCTGCGTAGAGCAGATGCGCCAGACGTTTTTCCATTTGGGGATAAGTTTCTAGGAACTTTGAAGGCTGTTGAAGTTCTTGGTGATGATTCCCCAAATGGCTAACGCGTGATTCCTATACGTACAGAATAGCCCAGCTATCTGTACATACAGGGATTGCGCCTAGTGAGTTTATTAATATGGATAGAGGTATGTTGAACGCTATCCAAGAGGTTTTGAAGAAACAAGCGGAAGACAGGAAAAATGCCAGTAGAGGTCGCAGGGGTCGTAGAGGCTAGAAAGATACTGCGTAAATTAGCCCCACAAACTTTAAAGGCATACGATAAAGAGATTGCTGCGCCCTTGAAAGAAATAACCACAGCAGCTCGCAGTAATGTTCCTGGCACAATAGGCAATCTTAGAAACTTTGATTATCCAGGATATGAGCGTAAAAGTCGCACAGGTCGTGAACGTGCATTTCCTAGTTTTGAGCCTAACGTGGTCAGACGTGGATTGACCTATTCTTTAGCAAAAGGCAAAGCTAATAGATCAGGTTGGGCATCTCTTGTATCTTTGTTGAACAAGTCGGCAGCAGGTGCAATTATTGAAACTGCTGGAAGGCAAAACCGATATGGAAGCCCAGATGCTAAATCTAATAATCCTAATGCAGGCAGAAACTTTATTGATAACATCAATACTGAAATAGGCGAGTTAAAGCAAACTGGGCGCACAGCGAAAACACAAGGGCGTTTATTAGGAGCAAGTTTAGTAGAAAACCAAGGCAAAGCTCAGGCAACGATTTTGAAAGTTTTGGATCAAGTAGCTGCTTCAGCTAATGCAGAAATAGCGAGGTTGTAAAAATGGCTATTCGTTTTCCGATAGTAACAACTTTTGATGATAAAGCAGTTGGTAAAGCCGACAAAGCATTTAGCGCATTAGGCAAGAAGTTTGCTGCCATTTTCTCAGTTGGGGCAGTTATCAAGTTTGGCAAAGATTCAGTTAAAGCATTTCAAGATGCAGAAAAAGAAGCAAACCTTCTTAGAACACAACTAGAATCCATTAACCTTGGCTTTGCTTCTCCATTTGTTAATCAATATATTGATAACCTTGCCTTGCTTAGCGGTGTGTCAGGTGGTGTCTTAACAGATGCTTTTAATTCTTTATCACAGGCAACTGAAGATGTAACTACTGCTCAAAAATTATTGAACACAGCATTAGATATATCAGCAGGCACATCTAAGGATTTAAAAACTGTAACAAGTGCTTTGCAACGTGCCTATCTTGGAGAAACAACGGCGCTTGCTAAATTAAGAATTGGCTATACAACAGCAGACCTAAAAGCACGTGATTTTGATGAAGTGCTTGCAGAGTTGCAAAATAAGTTTCAAGGATCGTCAGCCAAAGCCGCCGATACTTTAGCCGGCAAAATGGCTAGGCTCACAGAATCGGTTGAGCAAGCCAAAGAAGCTTTTGGTGAAGGTTTAGTAAAAGGTCTGCAAGACAGCCAAGTTGAAATTGAGCAATTACAAGAAGATGTAATTGGATTAGGCGATGCGCTCGGATATGCAGCAGGCCAAGCAACAGGATTCTTTGCAAAAGCATTTCAAGACATTGTAAAAGACTTTGAAGAAAGCGATGGCGCATTTCAACAGTTTGTTCGTAGTTTGGTCAAATCAACTGCTGAAATTACACGTTTGGAAGAAGAAAGAGGGCGCGCTGGCTTACGCGCTCGCAATCGTATTCTTAAAGCTGAGCAAAGCATAACAAAGACTAAAAAAGAACAAGACAAATTAGCAGACAAAGAAAAGAAAAACGCGCTTGCCATAGCCAAGGCTAAAGCTGTATTTGACATAGAGAAGATACAGATTGAAGCAGCGTTACAGGGCAAGATTACTGAAGAAGAACGCACACGCTTGTTGCTTATGAAGGCTATTTTGGCTGAGGATGGCGCAACTGCCACAGCCCTTGCAGAAAAGTTAAAAGAGATACAAAAGCAAACAACTGATCTCGCTACATCATTAACCAATTTAAAGGCTGGCAATCCATTCTCTGAATGGGATGGATACTTTGAGGCCGCTAAGAAGAACATTAAAGATTTGTTTGACACATTAGCCAAGCAACAAATAATTTTGAATGAACTTACAACTGGTATAGCAGGTTCGCGAGCAAAAACTAATCAAGCTGTTTTGGATGCTAAAACTGACAAAGCAGCAGCTTATGCGGTAGCTGCTGGTCAAACCAGAGAAGAAGCTGAGCGTGCTACTAGGGAAGCAGCAGAGGCAGCAGCTGCCGCTGCAAAAGCTTTGGCTGAAGCAAAAACTGCTGAAGAAAGAGCGGCTGCTGAAGAAGGAATCCGAGCAGCAGCAGAGGCAGCCAGAGCAGCAGAATTGTTAACAGAAACCATAGCAGTAGCAGATTATGCGACAGCACTAGCGGAAGAAGCTTTAGCCAACGAGTATTTAAACCAATCTATGGATGCAGCCTTTAGAGCTGGCATTATTCCTAACGTTGAAATAACTGTTAACGTTGAAGGCAACGTAACATCTGCTGAGGATTTGGCTGAGGTCATAACAGACATTCAATACAACTATCAAAAAACAGGCAAGGGCTTACTGCTCAGCAGTAGGGCGATTTAATGCCAGCACCAACGCTGCGTGTCTTTGTTGACTTTGATAGCGATACCGCTTTTGAGATTAACCCTTTAATCTTAGGTAGCGCAACTGAAGGCATACTAGGCACAAATACCCTTGGCTCAGGCACGCTGCCAATTGAGATTACAGACCTAGTTACTAGAGTTTCTATCAGGCGTGGGCGCAATCGTTTAACATCCCAGTTTGAGGCTGGCACAGCCAATGTAACGCTCTATGATCAAACAGGTGATTGGAATCCTACTAACCCTGCCAGTATCTACTATCCAAATCTTGTGCCGTTAAGGCAGATAATTATCTATGCTACCTACAACACCCAAGATTATTTTCTATTTTCAGGATTTATCAACACATACGACACAGGCTTTAGACAAGGCAACGATGAACTAAGCACAGTTACCCTGCGCTGCGTAGATGGCTTTAAGTTGCTTGCAGGCTCAGGCATAACAACTGTTACAGGCTCAGGCGTACAAACTTCAGGTGCTAGGGTAAATGCCATCCTAGATGAAATTGAATGGCCTTTAAGCTTGCGTAACGTAGACACAGGCGATTCAACCCTTCAGGCAGACCCAGGCACAGACAGGGATGCCCTTCAGGCGCTATTTAACGTAGAACAGAGCGAATTTGGGGGCATCTTCCTAGATGCCAATGGCAAGGTTGATTTCGTAAGCCGTAATGCCCTTATAGCCACGCCAGCGTTCCCGGTCTATGAGTTCAGCGAT